ATTGTATTTCTGGGACAGAGACAGGAAGGTTTGCATGTCAGTCTGGAGCGCAGACAGGGCATCATAATTCCCACCCAGAGCAGCCTGATAATCCGTATGCAGATTATCATTAGCCTCCTTGTACTGATCCGCCACCGATAATGGCGAAGCGTCTGATGTGGTCAGCCCTTTTTCATAGGTGTCCAGACTGTCAAAAACAGACTCCAGCTTCTCATTTGCTTCAGATTGATATTCCAGCGCCTGTTCCTGAGCTGCCTGCTGCGCCTCCAGAGCTTTCTCCTGATACTCCTGCTGGATCTGCAACCGCTCGGCATTCTGGGTTTTCTCCAGATCTGCAAGCTGCTGCTGGTAGGTGACGTTATCGGCAAAGTTATCACCCAGAAAGCCCCGCCAGTTCTCCTGCAACTGCTGGATTTCCTGTGCGGCACTCACCTGCTGATTGAGCAGATCCGCACCTTCCTGATCACCCGTGGCAGACAGATAACGCGCCTGCACGGACTGATCAGATTGCGAAAGCGTGGTCTGCTCATTGGCAATCATGGCCGCAGCAATGGCATTGCCCTTATCAAGCAACGCCTGGGCATCCAGACCATAGGATGCTGCCGTGTTGGCGGCGTCCTGATATTTCTGCTTCAGATCATCCACCTGCTGCATCAGGCTTTCGGAACCTGATGCCGTGACATTCAGAAGCCCTGGCATTGTAGTGCCTACAAATTCCTCAATGGCCTCAAACTTGCTTTGCAGGTCATCTACGGAATAGGTACCACCATCCAGCGTTGAAAGCGCCTTGGCCATATCCCCCGTGTAGCCGGTGAAATGATCCACCGTGACGTGGGAGCTATCATCAAACTTTGAGACAGACACCTTCATGCTGTCCAGCACATCCGCCAGGGTTTTCAGGCTTTCCAGATCCTGCGTGAACGTGCCCACGCTATCGAAACTGGTCGGCATGAGCTGCTTCAGCTCCTGCTGCATGGTGGCGTCTGAACTGGTCAGATCCAGATCAGGCAGCAGATCTGTCAGGCTGTATGTTTTGGACTTCTTGCCTTTCTTAGACCAGCCAACCTTGCCAATGGTATCCGTGTTTGTGGCGGAAACCCCGGTATATCCAAACACATTGTTAATGTTGTCCAGATCACTCTGCAGGCCGGATGCCACGTTATCATTGCCATGGATATCCTTGTACACATGGCCACTGATATCCAGCATCCCATCGCTGCCTACGGAAACATACTGATAATCCTTCTTCCTTTTGGCAAAGAGCTGCGACAGAAGGTTATAGGCCATATCGCCAATACCGAAGGCCGCGCCTGCCATACCCATATAGCTACCGATGGAAGAAACGGCACTGCTAACACTGCTGAAGATCCCGCTGCCATCCGCCGCCTTGCCAGAAAACAGGTTTTCCAGGCCTGAAAACATGCCGCCACTTTTTGCGGCCGATCCAGCCGGGTTGCTGATCTGGTTTTTCACATTCAGGGCTTCCCATGGGGAATAGGCCCAGCCAGATGATGTGATGTCGTTCCCTTCACCATATCCGGACAGAATGCTGCTGGCACTGGAAGCATTGGTGTCTGTACCAACTTTACCAAACAGATTGCCCAGATCTGCCAGCGTGGTGCGCGTGCCGCCATTAATGCTGTTGAGCAGCGGATTGATAAGGGCAAAACGTGCAATCACGCTGGCAACCGATGCTTCCACACCCTGCAACATGCTTTTGAAGGACATGCCGCTGGATGTGCCCTGCATGAAGCCCTGCACCACGCCATCAGAAAGCTGATCCGCCATATCGCTGATGGATCCGGTGAAATCATCCATCACCTGCTGCTGGTGCTCATACTCGGTAGAAGCCTCAGCAATTTTGGTGCTCAGATCAACATAGTCCTGCGCTTCCTGCGGCAGAATGATGCCGAACTTGCGGTGTTCCTGAATTTCCGCCTGCATGCGGGCCAACGCAACAGAACGCTGATCCGCATTCTGGCCGATACTGGCGGTCTGGGCCTGTATCATGCTCAGATTGTCCTGCAGGCCGCTATTCTGCTGCGCCTGTTCAAACCGCGCCTGTGCGTCTGTCTCGCTGTTCAGCGCAGCCGTGCGGGCTTTCACAGCTTCGGCAAACGCCTGTGATTTCGGGTCAAAATCCTCCAGTGCCTCATTATAGGCCTGCTGATAGTTTGTGGCATGCTGAATGGCCTGCTCGCTGGATCCTGCAACAGACAGCATGGCCGCCTGCGCCTGTGCCTGCCGCTGCACAGCCACCGTGCCATCATTGTATGCGGTTGCCAGCTGCTGCTGTTTGGCTGCAATAGCTTCTGACAGGGCAGTCTGATCTACACCTGTGCCACGGGCTTCCGTGCCAAACTGCGCCACCACTTCCGCCATGCTGCGCCAGTAACCACTTTGAGCAGAAAGCCCAGCATTCTGGTCTTTCATGCCCTGGGTGATCTGTTCCTGCGGGCTCAGGGTATTGGCCAACTGGATACGCGCCTGGGTGATGCGTTCGCTGGTTTCCTGCCACGCCTTGGAGCCGGCAGCTTGTGTTGTCAGCAACTTTTGCTGGGCATCAATATAGGCGCTGATTTCCGCACGGCTTTGCGTGTAGCTGGACGTGCTGAAGCCACCGGCTGCATCCGCTGCGCCACCCGTGATGGACGCACGATCATCGATTACGGCCGCAGATGTGGCATGATCCACAGGAGCAACGCTGGTAGGCTTGCTTACCCTTTGATCATACTGATAACCGCCGCTTTCCTGCAGCGCGATCTTGCGCACCAGATTGGCAATGCCATCAGTCAGATTGAAGCTGCCGCTTTCCTGCTTGATCAGTGCATCGGAATCAGATGGCAGCTTGCTGAGATCCTGCCCATATACGCTGGCCGCATACTGGCGGCCGCCAGCAGAACCCACCTTGAAGCCACCATATAACGCCAATGCATTGTCCAGATTGCCACCTGTCTGATGCAGGAAGTTCTGGAAGCGCGTGATGCCCTCATCCACATTCCCCTTGGCGGTGCTGACATCATATTTTGGCGTAAAGGCGGTATTAACCTGCATCATCCCGACCATTTCGGGATGTGCTGGATTTTGCAGAACCTTAGTGCCCGCCAGACCGCCTGTTGTCTTTTCCGCAGGAATGGGCAGAGACAAAAGAGACGTGATGCTATTGAGCAGCTTGGTACCCATCGCCAGGGCCAGATCCTGAATGGCATCCACAAGCGGTGATGTCTGCTTGCGCAGCTTCTCCACAGCCTGTTGGAATGGCGTCAGCCCCTGCTCAGCGGCATCCTTGGTGCTGGATGTCAGATGCTGCATGACAAGCGCATACGCCTTGCCCTGCTCACCTGCGGCCTGAAGCTCTTTCACCTGCTCCACCAGCTGGGCATCCACGCCCGGAAGGTGCTGCTGGTAAAGCGCCTGAATTTCGGCCGTAGGATCCACCATGGCGGTCTGCACTGCCTTCAGCCCGTCTTCCAACGAACCAAATACGGCACCGGCATCCTGTGCCACCTTGGCCAGTACCTCAATATCAGACGTGCCGCCCGTGAAATTGTAGGTACTGCCAATGGTTGTGGCCGCCTGCCGTGCAGTGGTTTTATCCCACCCCGGCATCTTCTCCAGACTATCGGCCGCAGAAGTGATACTATCGGCCATGTTATTGGCGTCAGAACGGGTGGCCCGCAGCTGCTGGCTCAGTTTGGCCAGCTTGCTTTCTTCATCTTCCGCATACGCGCCCATCTTATAGAACGCCATGCCCGCAGCGCCTGCGGCAACAGCAATGCCGGCTGGGCCTGTCAGGGCATTTTTCAGCATGGACAGGCCTGCGCCATAACCGCCACCACCACCTGCGATTGCAAGGGCATTCGGCGCTTCATAAAACAGCGCCTGCAATGGATTGCCGCCTGCCAGCACCATATCAAGGAACTTATGGGCATCATCCATAATTTCCGTGATCTGGTAGGCTTCCAGCTTGCCGGATTTGGTGGATTTCTGCTGCGCATCGTCCAGATCGGATTGCGCTTTAGCCGCTTCCAGCAGGGCGTCCCTTTGCGCCTGAAGCGCCTCAACCTTGTCTTTGGCGTCCTGCACAACGCTCTGCTTGATCTGCGGATCCAGCTTGTCGTCAGGAACGGCGGCGGCTTGCGCCACAACATCGTCATACCGATCCTGTGCGGACATAAGCTGCAACATGACCTTGGCCAACTGGCTGGCTGCACGCCCTGTCCGTAAAAAGCTGGTTGCGCTCTTATCCAGGCCAACCTGCAAGCCTGCGTTTATTTCTTGCGACACATTGCCAATATCGGACAACTCACCCGCAACAAGGCCTGCATCGCTTTTGATGTCGTTCAGGCTTTCCTTGAGCTTGTCCTGCTCCTGTAGGGTTTCAGACAGATCCGGCGCCTGAATATCCACTGTGCCAGAAACATCAGCATGCACATCTGGAGCCGTCATACCGTCCAGAGCAGCCTGTCCAGCCTCAGCTGCACGCTTTGCCGATGTAGTCAGCTGGTCATAACCCTGTGCAGTTTTACCAAGAGCCTGCGCCCGGCTGTTTTCAGCTTCGCAGATACCATTCAGCAGGGCATTTTCTTCACCAAGCTGACCATTCCATGCCTTCTGGCCTGTGGCCGCAGCCTGTAGATTGGTCTGAACCGTTTGCAGTTTCTCTCCAACACGACCAATCCAATTTTCTACCTGATTGAGATTTGTCTTAATCTCAGAGGTATCCAACCCTTCATCTGTTGCTTTCTGGAGATCTGCCCGCAGGCTATCACGCTGCGCACTCAGATCCGTCAGCGTCTTGGTCAGGGTTTTCAGGCGGGAAACAGACTGCGTGCCCAGCTTGTCAAAAGAGCCGGCTGCTGCATCAGCACCTTCTGCCAGCGTATCAGTGGCAGTTTTTGATGCTTTCCCCACGTCGGACATGACATCGGTCAGTGTCACGCCCTTTTCGGCAACCACATCCAGATGATCGCCAGCACTTTTTGTCGCACTTTCGGTCTGATCAACAGCCGTGATATCGACCTGTAGCGATTCAACCAGATTTGTGTCTGTCATGGGAAACCATCACTTTTCTGTCAGGATCAGCGTGGGGTAAAGCATTTGCTCACCTGCCTGCCGATCAGCACGCCTGCTCACGTAAGCCGCGTGCTTTTGTGTCCACTTTTTCTCTTTTTTGTCCCACGAAATACCTGAAGCGATCCCTGCGCTGCGTAGAATGTAGGGAACAGGCTCACCACGGGCATCACGTCCACCCTGCAAGGGCTTGAAGGCACGCTGGGCACGAATGCGCTTGAAGCGGTTCATCAGCGGCCTGCGCACGGCCTCCACAATCCCAGGTGGAACGCTGATACGCTGCCCACCCACTTCAATCTTGCGGGCATAGGGCATGGTGTTCACAATCCACACTTCCGAACCCATGGGGATCTTGCCTGGTGCATCCGTCCAGCCCTTGCCGTCCACCAGAACAGCCCAGCTTTTACGGAATGCGCCACTATGGGCTGGAGACCGCTTGCGCAATTCTTCCAACGCCCAGACAGTGGCCCTCCCAATGGTGTTGAAAACGTAGGTGACATTCCCGCCATTCAGTTTGGCAGCTTCTTCCGGAAGGCCGAGCTTGCCATCCACACGCCGGACATATTGTGCCGATGCAGCGCCCGACTGAATGAGATCATCCCGCTCCTTGCGGATCCTATCCCCTACAATCTTGTGCGCGGCCGCACTGGTCATGTTCCGGTTAATGGCAACCCGCATGGGTTTTTGCAGACGTGCAGCCCAGCTCATTTTTTCATCCGCCTTTTCATGCGTTGCGCCCAGTCTTCAATGAACACCCTGTCCATGGCGATGATGCACCGATCCAGAAGAGCCATTTCGGCGTGTGTGTAGCCATGATGCTGAGCCCAGGCCTGCACCACTTCCCACGGGATCATGCCGGGACTGCTTTCAATAACTGTCCCGCCAAGAGGCACACCAAACCCCTGTGTCAGACGCTGGCGTGATGCAGAAAGCCGATGCCATGCCCGCCAGATCCACATGAACTCAGGCTGTGGATCCACACGGGCATCTTCTCCATCCAGTTCATTCCAGATGGTTTCATCATACATTCCCCATTCAAGGTGCCACGTCAGCGCCCTGGTCAGTTTCCCTCAGCTTCCTCTGCATGCTCAGAAGCCTGCGTGGTCACAAGAGCTGCGGCTTCCCAGCAGGCGGCCATCAGTTCGCGGTAATCTGGATTGCCGAGCAGTTCCTTAAACTCCTCAACCGTGACAGGGTTTTTCTTTTCCCGATCATGATGCAGCCCTTTAACATCCAGCACGAGGAAGTCCCGCAGCAGGCCTGCGTTGATATTGCGGCGCATGGCGTTGGGAATGGCAGAAACATCACCACGGAAGCGTTCTGCCGCTTTGCGCAGGCGCTGTGCCTGAGCATCCACAAACTTGTCGGTATAACCACGGCTTTTGATTTCAAGGCCGGGGTATTTGTCGATTTTAACCCACTTTCCATCGGCAATGGCGGCGCTATCGGTTTTCAGGTCAGCAAGAGAAAGCATGGATCTACCTCAATAAAAAAGGCCGCTCACTGGCGGCCTGTGTGGGTGATGTCGATTTTTCCTACCCAAAAGCAGGCAGGGAATAAGAGTGTTATGGCGTCAGTCAGTTACTGATGCGCGCAATGGAAAATGTGCCACCACCAGGAACCGGGTTTGCCGTGATGGAAACAGTTGCAACCACAGTCTGGTTTTTTCCGGAGATAGGCGTTTTGGGATTGCGAATAATGCCGTTAAGCACTGCAAACTGGTAGCCCACGCCATCACTGCCCTGAACGCCCACCGTGACCAGACCGGTTTTCCCGGCAGCCCAGTCTGTAAACTGCTGGTAATCACGGAACAGGTAGGTGATTTCCATTGTGGCCTTGAAGCTGCCAAAACGCACACCGCAGGCTCCAACATGGCCCATACCGGTGTCCTGACCGGAGCCATCCCGTGAGAGTGTGATAGTGGCAGACTGGATGCAGCCAGACGGCGCATTGCCGAAGATGGAGCAGCCAAGAAATCCCTCCACTGTATCAATCAGTGGGGTGGTGGTGCGTGGCGTAACTGAAGCGGCATTATCCGTATCTGATACCGCCATGTCAGACCCGACCAGATCAATACTGATGGTCGCAGGTTGCTGCTTTTGCAGAGTGATCTGCACCTGATTGATCATCGTCCCGGAATACAGATCCCATTTGCCAGAAAGGGCTTTCCGGAAGGTAAAGGTTTTCCCAATCTTGCCATTTGTGATGCCGTTGAACGTCAGCGTGGCACCCGATTTTGCAACAGTATCTTTCGATACGTTGGGAATAGAGCCTATCGGCACCAGTATGGCGGTGCCTTTCACTCTGTACGGAATGCAGACGTTGTTTGCATTAATATTGGCATCGTTCAGTACCAGCAGGCCAACTGGCGGGATACCAAGGGCGTCAATTGAATTATTCGTCAGGACGATATCCCAGCACCCTGCATTGCCGCCGATATTGTCGTCAGGCTGGTACATAAATGTGCTGGTTCCAGACGCATCTCCAGTCGAAACCAGATTAACATTGACCCAGTCATTCCCCAGGATACCAGCCAGCATGTCTTCAAACGTGCCAACAGACAGGATGCCGGAGATGCTGCCCTGTGTGGTCCGCCCTGTCAGGACGGACTGCGCCATTTCAGGGATATCGTTGATTTCGTCAGGCTGGCTCTCGGTCTCATTGACCGCAAGTGAGCAATCCGTATAGCGGAGCGCCTGATAGGCTCCGGTTGGAGGCTGGTTGTAAGTAGTTTCCAGCGCGTAATCGACCGCACTGGTATTGGTTTCTGCACCGGCTGCATAGCCATTTGTGCCGCCTGTATAGGCCATGGTCACCTCAATAAAAAAGGCCGCTCAATGGCGGCCTGTCTGCACGAAATATGGAAACGGTTAGCTGGCTGGTGTTACGCTGCCGCCGGAGCTTACGACTGTGCTGCTACCTGTAGGCGTGGCACCAGAACTGGTGGCAGATGTGCTGCCCCCAGATGTGGCCGGAGCAACAGCTGCTTTTTCACCCTGCGGGAGAAGCCCCAGGCGATAACCGAAAAAGCGTTCCAAAGAGAGCACCATGCCAGCGGCATCCGCCGCCATGGAGCCAAATACCTGCCCGCTGCTCTGGAACAGGCCGGATGCACCATCAGGCTGCGCCAGAACGTCATACAGTTTTCCGATTTCATCAGAAGTTGGCGGCAGACTTTCTGGAAGCCCAGAAAGAGAACGGTATGGGCATACAGCCGTGCGACACCCTGCGGGGGCGTTCTGTTCAGCAATAGCCACAGCGGCGGACGTGCTATCCGCATCAATTTCTACTGATCCCAGCTGGAAAGTGCCAGAATTGGCAGCCGTTTCGTAAAGCGGGAAGAATTTCATGTCAGAATGTCCTGATATTGATAGTTGATCCCCAGAGAAAACCGCACACGGTTGCCGGTCTGGCTCAGATCTGGCGGATCAAACATATGGCCAAGGTAGATGATGCCCGTTGGCAGGTTTGTGGCCTGCCTGAAGGCCACGGACATAGCCTTGCGCAATTCCAGAGCTTCCAGCGTTCCCGTGCCCTTGGGCACCATCAGATGCAGCCAGATGGTACCATCCTCCAGATCTACCGGCTCACCTGCGCCTGCACGGTCTGCCAATCCGGCCGCTGTTTCCATCACCCAATACGGGCCATCTGGCACTGTGATGTTCTGGCCTGCCGGATCCAGAAGTTTCAGCTTCTGGGTGTCAGCAACGGCCTGAGCACGTGTCCAGGCATCAGAGAAGACTGCTGGCGTTGTCATGCGTCTCGCCTCCTGCGGCAATCAATGTCCAGCCGCAGACGGTTGGCCCATCGTAAACGGGCTGCGCATCTGTCAGCGTGTAGGTTTTGGGGCCGTCCTGCACCCGGTCGTCCTGGGCAGGCATGCCGTAACCGGAAAGCGCATCCGCCATGACCTGCGCCACGAATGGAGCCTGCGCCATGTCGTTCGTGATCTGGGCAGACTGTGCGGGCGGTGCGTAGGCCATCAGTGTAATGCTGGCCGTGCCGCCTGCCCTGGACAGCACCATCTGGCGGCCTTTGGTGGCGATCTGGCGGCGGCGTGATTGCGTAATCCACCCCATTACAGATGCGCTCCGCGATAGCTTGCGAGCATATCGGCCACCTGTTGCGGCAAGCCGCCTGTGCCTGAAGCGATGTTCCAGCTGGTGGAACCAACACCCTGCACGCTTTCTGATTTCAGGTTGGGATCTCGCCCTGCCCCTTGCACCATGGCCGCAGCGGCCAAGACCGTGGCGCGTGAAATGGTTTGCGGCAGTGTGCCTTTAGTCACCGTGCCATCCTGAGCAACCTGCGGTGGTGCGTATCCGGCCGTATAAACGGCATTATACACACCATGCTGCCACCTGCGCCGCGTTGGTGTGGGATGTGAGAGGATGCCTGCCCGCTTATCCAGAACAAGATCTTCAAGCTGATCAGACGTCCATGCCTGCCCGTTTCGGGAAATGGAGGAAATGGAAACCAGCGGCCGCACTGAAAGAACAATCTCTTTCAGCAGGTCGCCACCTTCAATGACAAATTCCTCTGTCCATTCTCCTGAAAGCAAGGGGCTGCCGATATAATCCAGCACCATGCTGGAGGCATCCATCAGCTTGCCTGCCAGCATGGTATCTGTGGTGCCATCAGTGATGCCCAGCTCCGCCTTCAGATCCGCCAGAAGGGCCAGCGGAACCACTGTTGACGGGCCATCCAACGAAAGCGTGTGCATGATTAGCCTGCCGGTGCTTCTGCGGCCTTCATGACCAGTTTCTTGATCGGCTGAGCCGCAGACGGCAGGCCACCACCAAACCGCGCATATCCGAAGAAGCCGGTCTGAAGGAAATCGGCATACCGTTCGTTCAAACGCACGATGGACACCTGTTTGGTCACGCGGAACTTATAGTTCTTCATGTTGCCAAAGAGGATCGGGGCATTGCCTGCCGCCACGTCCGCCATGCTTTCATTCACGGCAATCGGGAAGCCTGCCAGCACATCCGGGCAATCCACCTGCAAGGACGGGATCCAGAGCGGACGGCCTTCGTTATCCTTCAGCAACGCCAGAGACTTGACCGTGTTGTCATTCATCATGAACACGGCGCCAGTGCGATACGCACGGTTTACGCTGTGCTTCAGCTCCATGATGTCCTCAAAGGCGATGGCATCACCCACAGAGATTGGGCCTGCCGCTGCGGCTGTTGCCACACCCATGGGCATGCCGTTGCCGGTGCCATTGGTCAGATCATCTGCCAGCGTGCGCCCGAATGCTGTGCCCAGCGCAGTGGTGATGAAGGCATCCAGATCAATGAAGCTGTCTTCCATGAGTGTCCACGGGACAAGCACGGCATCCGTGGCATACAGAAATGCCTTCAGGACGGACTGGCCAAAAAGCATGGGGGCCTGCCCGATCTGATTGTTTTCCCCAATGATCCGGGCACGGCGGCTGGTATCATCATTGGTAGGCCACGGCAGATCTGCACCTGTTGCGGTAGCAACCTCATCAAACATATCCAGAGCCGAGAAATAATCCTTCAGGGCAACCAGAAGTTGATCGGAAAAGGCAGGCGGCACCAGATAACCACCGGCAGGCCCTGTGCCTGTGCCATTGGCATCATTCTTGAACTGGGACTGAGCCGCCGACATGCGCTTAACAACATAATCCCGGTCTTCGCCTGTCAGGCTGTTGATACCGCCCAGCAACCAAGAGGCAAACACACGCTTATGGCGGCGCTCTTCATCTTCCTGTTCATCCGGGCTTGTGCCGTTGTCATCTGCACGGTTGGCAACTCCCTGCGCCAGTGTGCGTTCAGCATCTTCCGCACGTTCAATGCGACCAATCTGCGCCTTCATCTGGTCAGCCTCAGCCATCATGGCATCAAACTGAGTTGCTTGCTCGGCCGTCATGGTGTCGCCAGTAGTCAGAGCGCGTGCGTCTTCAATCAGCTTCGCCCGTTTGGCGCGCAGTTCCTTGGATTTCATATTCTCTTGTCTCCGGAAAAATGGGGTGGCCGCTGTTCAGCAGCCAGTGTCAGTTTTCAGCTTCAGCAAGCTGAACGATGCGGCGGCGTGCCGCGATATCGGGAACTGACAGCGTATTCTGGGGCTTTTGCTGAGCCGTGGGCTGCTTGGTGAACATCCCGGCCTTCAGCTGCATTTGCGCCTTGTTCTGGCTGGCATCCGTAATGCTATCAATAAAGCCAGTCTCTTTGGCTTCCTGCGCCGTGAACCATGTTTCTGCATTCATCATGTCGGCAATGGCTGGCACGGTCTGGCCGGTTTTCCCAGCATACAGGTTGGCAAGCTGAGCATCTATCTTGGCAAGCACTGCGGCTGTTTCCGTCATGTCGTTCTGATTGCCGACTACAACGCCCCAGGCATTATGGATCATCAGAAAGGCATTCGGGGCCATGCTGATGGTATCACCCGCTAGAGCGATAAAGGATGCCGCAGAAGCCGCCAAACCATCCACCACAACAGAAACCGGGCCATTATGCGCCTGCAACGCGGAATAAATGGCCAGACCATCAAACACATCACCGCCGGGGCTGTTGATGTGCAATTCAATCGGCCCTGGGCCAACGCTAACAAGGATCTGCGTGAAATCCTGCGCGGTGACGCCCCAGAGGCCGATTTCATCATACAGGCAAATAACGGCAGGCTGATCAGATGCGGCACGCGGCCGCATGTCCAATGTCTGGGGCAGACCAGCCTGCGCACACGTCAGCAACACACGGTTGGAAAACCGGGCTGCTGGTGAATTATGTCGGTACATGTTGCCTCATTCTTTAGCAGGCGTGGGTGACGCAGGATCTTTGATCTGCTGTTCCAGCGGCACATATGCGCCATTGATGAACACCGTATCGCCACCAGAGACCGGCGGCCGGTTATCCTTTGCCCTGCCTTCGTTGATTGTAAGCTGGCCGCTTTGCACCTGCGCTGCCGTGACCTGGGCCGCTTTTAGCGGATCCATGGAAAGCAGCCCTTCGCGGTCAAACTCCGCAAAGAAATTCGTGCCCAGGAACAGCTTGGCATTCAGTTCACTCTCAATGCGTTTGAGATCCGCATCCAGCGTGAAAATCAGATAGGCCAGCGTGTTTTCCGCAAGACCCGTGCCCCATGATGTGCTTTTCTCCGTGGCATTGAGCATATGAAGCGGCACCCCGAAAAATCGGGCAATATCTGCTACCTGATAGCCACGGGCCTGAATGGTTTGCAAATCCTGCGGACTAAGCTGGAATGGAGTATATTCGGCACCATCATCCACAATGATGGTTTTGCCCCAATTCCCTACCCCAGCGTAATTCTGTTCCAGCTGCGCCTTCATGCGCCGGAAGGAATCAGCATTCATACGGCTTTTTACCTGCATTACCCCGCTGGGCAATGTGGCATTCTGGTGCATCCGGCCGGTGCGTTCTTCCATCGCATGCGCAAGGCCAATGGATCCACGCGCAAACGCCTGAATGCGCGATAGCCCCTTCACACCATCAAAACCGGGGCCGGGTATGTGGATCATATCCTCTTGCAGGACAGTTTCCACAGTGCCGTCCAGATGTGTGCAGACGTAGTAATTCACACCCGGTTTGGCAGGTAAGCGCACCACCTGCACCTGCCACGGCATGAAGGTTTCAAACCCAATCACCCGCGCAGCGCCGTCATACCGTATGGCGCTGTAATGGTTGCCCCACAGCAGCACATTCAGGCCCCACAGCTCACGCCAGACAAACGAGGTCAGGGAACGCCCAGGATATGGCACTGTATTGAGCAACGGAACCAGCTTGTGGTTTGGCTGCAATTCCCGCTGGCCACCCGGATGCTGTTTCCATATCTTCAATGGCAGACCGGCAATCACACCGGCTTCCAGCGTCACGCACCGATACACGGCTGAACAGGCCATGGCCGTGCGTTCCGTTACCCGTGGCGCCCAATCCATACTCCGGCCGCCAGGGTAGCCCAGCCATTCCGACCAAGATGGAATATCCGTAAGCGGTGTGCTGGGATTTTCCGGGTTACCAGAGGCAAAGAACGAGGGTTCCTTACGTTCCTGCGGCGTGTTCTGCCCGCCACCGAAAATGCTGTTCAGGATTCCCATAGTTCCTCACGGTCATAAATGCTCTGGATCGGTGGCTCCGGGTTCCGGCTCATGCAGGCCACGGCATCAAACAGCGCCATCAGCGGGTCGATTTTCTTACCGCCTGCCATCTGCTTGGTGATTTCGATATTGTTGCCCTTGGCCTGCGCCTTTGCATTGCCAACCGCCCAGGCCATGATCGGACGCGCCCCATGGGAAAACGTGCCATCCGCCAGCTTGCGCTCCAGCGTCTTGATGGCCCCGGTCATTTTCCAGCCTTGGCTGATCCCGACAATCCGCTCCTGCTCAATGCCACGGGCATGCAAGGCAAACACGATTTCAGCCACACCCGCAGGATCCAGCCCAACCATGGCCAGCTTGCCGGACTGGTCGATCATTTCCACCACGTCCGCCAACTGCCGATTGTCGTCACGCATTTCATGGACAATGACGAGATCACCCTGCTTCTGAAAATCCAGATAGCGCGGCGCTTCCTCCTTGCGATGCTTCAGCACGTCCTGGAACACCCAACTGCGCTGCCAGTGCAGCCAATCGCCGCTTTCTTCATCCCGGCCGAGCACAGCCAGAGATAGAAAATCGTCCAGACCTCCACCATCAATGCCGCAGACAATCACATCAGAGCATTCCAGGATCAGCTCTAGCGTGATCAGCAGATCACCCTGGCGTTCCCAATATTTGGCCCCGGCCCATGCCTTTTCGCGCAGGGACATGCCCATTTCCACATTCAGATGCTTGGCCATCCAGACGCGCAGCACGCCTTCCCCAGCCTCTTTGGCCTGGGCATATCTGTCCCGCAGGAACTCATCCGATACAGACACCCCCAGATTGGGGTTGGTCATGTACCAGTTATCCGGGTTGTGCTCGCCTTTCTTATCCAGAATTTTCTTGGGAAATTCATAAATAACCGGCAGGAAACGGGGTGAATTGATCTTGCCGTCCCGCACGCCACGCGCATATTCCAGACGGCTCTTGAACACACCGGCAGGCTCTTCATCCGACTGCGTGCTCAGGTAAATGATGAAGCCTTCCGGACGGGAGGCGATGCCACCAGTGGCTTCCATGAGCATGTTCTCAGCCGTGGGTTTCCTGCCGAACTCCCACAGCTCATCCACCAGAATGCCGGTGGCTTTCTTGCCCACAACGGAAGATCCATCTGCCGCCACAACCTTGAGTGTTGCCCCGGTTTCGCGGTGCGTCACGATGCGGGTGTAATCCTGCACATGGAACAGGGCATCCAGTTCGGGATCCGCCTTAATCATGTCCCTCGCAGGCTTGAAGGCATTGTCTGCGGATTCCTTGGTCGGTGCCAGAATCAGGAACTCGGCTGATTGCCGCCAGTTCAGGATCAGCACCGTCAACATCACACCCGCCGCAATGGTGCTCTTGGTGTTCTTCTTGCTCACCATCAGAAAAAACTCGGTGATCATGCGCTTGCCGGTTTCCGGATCATATGAACCGAAAATGGCGGACGCAAAGTCCTTTAGCCAATCACGGCAGGATTCACCGATGGTGGGTTCACCCAGCACATCCACGATCTTCAGGGCGTTGAAAACAGCCATCCCCTGCACAGCGGCATCTGGAAAAAGCGGATCACATGGCACAAGGCTTTCGCCCGCAATGATGCGCTTTTCCCAATCCCGGCAGGCTGTGCTCCATGACAGGCCAGTCTTGGCCGTAGACGTTGCCTTACGCCGTGTGGTGGCTGTTGCGGCCTTTCGCGCTGTGGTTGTCGCCTTGCGCTTACGTGTTGCGGGTTTTTTCTCGGTTTCACTTGCCATTGTTCACAACCAGTTTGGGGGAAGACATACGCGAGAACTTGCCGCTGGCTGCTTTCTCGGCAGCTTCCCGGCGTTCTTCCTTCACGCCCTTCTTTTTTCCGGAACCCGTGACGCCCATCATCTGGATCTGCTTCAGCGTGCGCACGGTTTCCGCCCGCTCTTTCGTGCTGATGGCCTTTAACATCGCATCGCGCCGGCGCGATCCATTGTCGCTGGCTGTTTCCAGCTCAATCGCTTCGGAAATCTCGCCAAGATGCGCAGTCGTGTCCTCAACTTCGCCAAGCAGCCGCGACACCAGATTTTCGGTGCGTTCATCCAGATTGTTGGCCGTTCCACGCCCGGTTGATGGTGGTTTTCCCGGCATTGGAGCGGGGTTGCGTTGGGGATTGTGCGCAGGTTGGTGCGCAGTTTTGGTGTTTTTGCGCACTTTTTGCGCAGAAGTGCGCACCCATCCACCGGACGCGATGCGCTTGCGCAGGGTGCTTTCGGCTACGCCATGTTTTTTTGCAATTTGGCGGTTTGACAAGGCTCCTGCGCGAAAATCAGCCTCTATCGCGTGCCAATCCGTATCAGTTTTCTTGGGCATTCCCCACCATCCCGCGCAACAAAAGTGCGCACTTCAAAACGCTGGAACGAAAAATTTTTCACGCGTGCCACTGGCGCGGTTCAGGTGCCTTGGGTCGATTATACTTTTACCCCTCCCCCTACCCGCTGGGCGCATTGCATTGCAGCCATGCATGACGCGGACGCATGACACCGAAAAAATGGCAGAAAACCGCCGTTTTTCAGTATTCAACGGCGTTTCGTGCTGCCCGCGCCCGTGCGGTCTTGGCGGTATGGCAGGATCCGCAGAGCAACTGGACGTTGTTCTCGTCCAGCGGTGCGCCGCCGTCCTTCAGCTCCTGAATGTGATCCCCAAAGAGCCGCGTGCCGGTGCGGCCGCACTGTTCACAGCAATGCGGCCGCTTGCGCTTGATGGATGCCATCAGGGCACGCCACTCAGGGCTTGTATAAAAGCCGTCAGCGCGTTTGGGTGGCTCTTTGGCTATGCTGGTATCCAGAACGCCAACAAGCGGCCTCATGCACGTCAGAACGGCTTTCTTGCGGCTGCTCATGTGGTGGCCACGTCCAGCTTGGACAGGTCGAACGTCACCAGCTCCCACTTGGCATCTGGCGATGGCCGCCGGTGCAACCGCACGTAATCCTTGGTCATATCCACGCGCACGCTGTCTGAAATCGCCTGCATGCCGCGCTGCCATTCTTCATCGTCAATCTCCAGACGCCGGAGCGCGAGGATCTTGCCCACGTTCATGCTGCCCTGCTTGTCCACGTCAAACGCATCCAGCACCACAGCTTTCAGATTGGCGTTCGCGCCCTCAGACCAGCGGTTCAGGCAACTATGGATCAGCGTTTGCGCCGCCTGAATTTCAGGGCCAAACGAAATGACGTTGCCGACCGCCACAGTCACGCGCAGCGTGCCATCGTAGCTGGTCAGGGTGACGTTGCCTTTCTCGCTGCCCAGCTTGGTGCTGTATTGCTCGGCCACCAGATCCAGAAAGGCGTTGATCTCCGCAAAGCAGAGCCGCTTGAAATCCATCATGAACTGCCGCACCGGCTCGGCTTCACGGTGCAAACGGCGCACCAGCTCATCTTGCAGCTTGTCAGATGGCCGGACATTCGCTTCCGGCACCAAACGCCCGCGACTGTCCTGCATGAAACCGTCAGGCACGGTTTGCATTGTCATTCTCCATCGTTGTCAGAAACGCCCGCGCCGGTTGGCGTCAGGCCAGAAGGTCAGCGCCCGCCGCGTCTGCGCTGGCGTGGCTGTATCGTGTTGTCGTGGCCAGCGAACTGTGGCCGAGCTGGGCCTGCACCCAATGCACCGGCTGCCCCGCGTCCAACTGGTGTGACGCAAAAGCATGGCGCAGCCAGTGAGCAGAGACATCAGGCGGCAGGCCCGCTCGTTTTGCGGCCCGCTTCACAACGCGATCCACAGCGCGTTCATGAAGCAGGCCGCCATCGTGGCCGGGGATAACGGGCGCATCAGGCCCGACATCAGACCGCACAGCCGCGATCTCTTTCCACAACGATGGTGAAACCTGCACATGGCGGGTTTTGCCACCCTTGCCGAAAACCGTTGCAATGCCGCCCGATTGGCGGCGTGTCATATCGCGCCAGCGTAACGCGCAGGCTTCTGAAATCCGCAGGCCGGTGCCGTAAAGCAGCGCTAGCAACGCATGGCGGCGCGGATCCTTCTCACCTGCCAGCATGGCCAACACCTGCTGGCGCGAAAGAATGCGCTCATTCAGATTGTCGCGGCCACGCTCCATGCGGAACGCAGCGCCCGCATCCTGCGGTAGAAAGCCCAGCTTGTGGCCGTAGGTCAGCAGCGATTTCACGGCGCTGATCTTGCGCCGCCGAGTGCTGTCCGCCGCATCGGCCATGCTGTCGTTCCATGCCTGAATGTCAGCCAGGGCAACATCTGCCATGGGCTTGGCAACAAAACGGGCGAACTCCGCAACGTTGGTGCGATAGGCCCGCACCGTGTTGCTGCTGCGGTTGTGCAGCCACGTTTTGACCAGCGGAAGATCCGCACGGTGAATGCCATCATCCGGCACTGCTGGCGCGGTCGATCTGGGCTGATCACCGCTAACCATTTGATTTCCATATATTATCGGGTCATTTCCAACCCTCAAAATCCGTCAGATAACAGAGATTATCTGACGGGTTTGGGGGGTGTTCTGCGGGTTATCTGACACCTTGGCAGGTATGCCGTGTCAGATAACACCGCGTTATCATGACGCTTTTTACCGACATGCCTGAATGATAGCAGCCACGCCTGGGAGTGCTTTTTCGATAGCAAATGCGAGACCAGTGATTAGAGCAACAAGCATAATCACGGTGAAGCGCCATGCTTTAATTTCATTCATCACTTGTACCAAACGCCAGAGATCTTTAAGATCAGGCATGTTCATTCCTGGAAAGCTCAGGGGTGGACAAAAGAAACCCCCGCGCTGCTCGAACAGCCGGGGGTTTCGCTTAATCGGATGGAGCGCCGCCAACCTTGCGGCCGCAATCGCCCCATTTTGGCCCGCGCCATGTTGTTTCCATCACGCCGGGTGGAAACTCTTCCACCGTGCGGGAAGCATGTTCTTTACGTAGCGCGGCATCAATGCGCTGCATGTCGTGCTCAGCATACACCGCACCCGCTGGCAGTTCGCGCAGCGATTGCAGGTGGCCATATTTTTCGCATGCAAGGGCATTGCAACGGGCAACCGTATTTTTCAGGCTACCAACGGCCCGCAAAATCACATCAGCCCGATGCCGTGGCAGACGATCTGGAACCATGCGCACGCAATGCGCCACATTTCCATCTGCCGAAACGACTAGAACAATCTTCTTCCCACGCAGCAGAACAGCACCACGGCAGACCTTCTGCCAGTGTTTCATGCGTTCAGCTTTTCAGAGGATACAAAAAAAGCCGTGGCCCAGATGGGCACACGACTTCGAAGATTTTGACTACTTACGGCAGATTAAGGGTAAGCGTCAAGAAACTTAGTTCTTAAAATAGGCTAACAACATTACCTATCTCATGATGAGATGTTACTGTTGGTATCGAAAAACCTGTGACTAACTCGAATGCTTCATTTCTCAGACCCGCACTGACAGCCAATCTGGCAATCGCTCCACTTTGATAGTTTTCAAGTGCATTAAAGGCATTGATAAGCAGTTCAGGTTCTTCTCTTTGAATATAATCATCGTGTTTTTCCACCTTGCTTTGCCCAGTTTTACGCAGATGGATGTAGGCACGTTTGTATTGATCCGCTCCGATAAGCTGTAAATCATAGGCACGGCGAATAATCGCTGCCAGAGAGACTTTCCAGCGAAGCTTCATAGCTTCTAGCTTTTGCCAATTGAGATATCTTGATCGAGGAAATTCCCGAACAAAGACTGATCTCGGTATTAGAAATGCTCCGGCAAACCGATGCGCTTGAGATTCAGTTTCACGATCCCCTGTTTGGACACCTTGATGCATAACAAGATGACCAATTTCATGTGCGATATCAAACCGCAGACGACATGCCGCCGGCTTAGCCTCGCTACGACAGATTAAAGGCCGCCTACGATCCATTGAAAGCGCATCCACACGGTCAGACACACCATCAAAGTAACTAACAATGGCACCGCAGTTTTCCGCTACACGTATGATGTTGGTGATAGGCCCGGTGAGACCTAACCCCCATTCTATACGACACTGCTCGGCGGCTTGTTCAATATCCTCTGCATTTTTAACAGGAATATTGGGGAACGAAACTGGTGGCAAATCAAGCATTGTATCCAGCCGATCAACCACCATTCCGAGAACGGCTCCGCGAGCAAGCGCCTGACTTTTTACCATTTGAGGTGTCGTGGCTTGCTTGCGAAAGTGGCATTGCTCTGGAACAAGTGGCGCGAGGTCAGTAAGGCCAAAAAAACGCGGGAGAATACCCAATGCCGCGGCTAAAGCCTCCTCCATTTCTTGATTGGGAAGCTTTGAGCCTGATTCCAGTTGATGGATATATTGCCGTGTTGTTCCTACTTTTTCTCCCATTTCATCTAACGAAAAACAATTTATTAAACGCGCTATACGCAATTGGCCGCCAGAGAACATTTTCTCAGAGCGTTGCATAACACCTGATCCTCATGAAAAAGCGCTTTCAAGCTAAACGATAAAATTAAGAAGCGTTGTCCTGCTTCTTCTTTTCGCCAGGAATACCGATGGGAGCTGGTGGTACCTCCACACCTGCCGATTTGGCAATATCTTCCAGAACCACCGGAATACTGACCGCGTCCTCTTTATACGGAATACTCCAACATTGTACTACTGTTTCACCGCGGAAACAAACCAGATAAATGCTGTCTGCATACCCCTCAATATCGGTATCTACGGCAATACGAAAAATGACGTCATCATCTTCCTCCGCAAACAAAAAGGATTCTTGCAATATCTCAGAATTCACCCGTCGTAGTGTTCTGCGATTAGGTTTGTCTGGTTCTCCACGATAAAATCGCACAGTCGCACTGCCAATTTTAAAAACAAAATGAAGGCTTGAATCTTCTATCTGAAGCCAAGATTCTATATTGGCCAGATCTTCAATTGCTTTACGGCAGCAACCAAAACCTCTTGAGCCTAACGTCCATCCTGTATCGCCTATCTCCGGGATATGATGCATCACAGCATTTGCCCGTCCTTGTGCAATGGCCTGTGCGACCAAGATAAGGCGCTCTTCCGTTAAATCTGGATGATAATCTTGAGGAGTTTTTCGTTCTTTTCGTTCCATGCCTGAATTCCAGCCGCCGCAGAGTGTAACTTTATGCTGATTTTTGGTATTTATATAAATTTGTCAACCAAAATTAAATTTGTAAACTAAATATGAAAACGCTTAGGCCCCCTTCTTTTTTGGCATTGGTCAAGCTTACCAAGCCATGCTTTGAAGCATGTTTTTAAGTTTTGGAGATATTAAAGTAGTGACTTGGCAGCTTCAAAGTTCAGATTTTCCGATTTTAAACCAGATTACCATTTCTCAAGTAAGGCATGGTTTTTGGGAAAATGTCATTGCGTGGGCACCTGCCGTTGGCGCAGCTTGTTCACTTGTAGGTATTTTCATTACTTATAGAATTGCAAAAAAAGCACGTGAAATATCTTCCGAACAAAAACGAATTGCTCAAAATAAATTTGATCTAGATTTATTTGAAAAGAGACTTGCTGTTTATCATGCTGCTTTTGATTCATTTAATATTCTCTTTACTCATGTGGGATACTTACCGAAGGATGCTAAGTATTATGATGAAATAAAAAAAGATTTAGGTGATAAATTTAGTGTGTTTTTAATATCTAGATTCATATTTGAAAAGAAAGACTGTGATTTTATACATAAAATACGTAGAAATTTAAATAAATGCTATGTATTTTTGGTTGGTAGCAGAGGATTTGAGAAAGACTGTATATACTCTGGGAAATCGTATACTGCGTTAGAATGTAAGGAATTTTGCCGTTCATTTAAAAATAAATGGGAACAAGAATATAAAAAATCTCTGTATGAAACTATTGCTAAGTATATGCCAAAAAATGCATTGCTCCCACCTAATCTGCAGCAAAACGCTTCCAAAGCTTCCCCGGCATCACCTGATAAACCTCAACCAACTGGTCTAAAAGCATTTCGAGCGCGCCTGAAACGCGCAGCTTGTGAGTGGAAGCGGCCTCTGCCATAGCCTGAACACTCATGCCGTCAATCATCATGCGGTGCAGGAAGGTTTCGCCCACCTGCCCCAAGGCGTTGCGCACATACTCGCAGCGCCTCACAGCAGCTGCGCGGGAAAGCATGATAACGTGCGGATCTGGCAGGCCACCCTTTTTGCCCGCTTCCGGATCTCTGGCACCTAGCACGCCTGTTTCGTAATCCCGCACCCAGTGTTCAGCTGCGGCTACATGGGCATCTGTAATGGTGCCTGCCCTGCGCAGCGCGTAAAGCGCCCCGGATGACCGCAGGCGCTTTTCTGGTGGCCGGTTCCTGTGTTCCTGAACGTAAACTTCCGTTACGTCGCCTTTGGCCAGGCGTTCTGGTGTGGCTTCTTCTGTATTCTGCACGTTGCTGCCCCGTTTGTTCTGGTGTACCGTCCGTAACCGTCACGGGCTTGCTCGTGCCTATGCAAACGGCGTTGCAGGGTGGTGACTTCCAATTCAGCCTCTGCACGCCGTTTTTGTTCCTGGGCCAGCTTGGCCCGCAGATCTTCCATCGCATCAATAGGGTTGGGCTTGCCTTCGGCCTTCAACCGCAGGTTTCGCAGCAACACGCGCAGGCTCATGCTGCCACCTGTGCGGTTTGCTGGTGCATGAAGTGCTGCTGATACGCGGCTTTCTCAAACGGCACGGGCGGCAGGCCGTTTTCCTGCGCCAGTTCCGGCCAGCGGCGCTTTACGGACCCAAAATCTCGGCAATCGGTAAACGCATCCTTCCAGACCTTGGCGGCCTTGGCCCATGCCTGCTCGAACTTGGCATTTTCCTTAGTTATATGCGGTGTTTCGGAGGCTGTATCCTGCGCTTTCGGGCGCAAATGCTGCACCTCTATGCCGCGCAAAACTGCGGCTTCAAACACCTTTAGCAGTCGAGGCTCATTACCATTCTTGCGCATGGCCTCGGTATGCTCCCGAATGGCGGAAATGATGGTATCTGGCTCTGCACCCTGCCCCATCCAGCGCCGCACCAGCGAGACCGCATACGGTGCCTGATCGTTCATGCCGGTTGTGGCAATCACGCGGGCTACTGTCTGGGCCACCTGCTCCTGAGCCAGTGCTGGGTTTTCGATTTCCCCAGAAATAGAACTAGAAGGAATATTAATATCTCTCTCTAATTCTAGATCTATGGAACCCACGGAACCCAAATTTTCAGAAACCAAAACCGAATTGGGTTTTTGGTTTGGGTTTTGGGTTTCGGTTTTTCCACCCTGAACAACCGATGCCAAAGGCATATGGCGTTGGTTACGGTCGGCAGCAGCCTTCTTGCCGCTTCCTGGTGGGCGACCACCCTTTTTCCCATTCTCACGTGCAGTAATCTGCTTACGTGTCAGGCCGGGTGGCACATCGCAGCTTTCCTGCATCTGCTGCCAGCGGGCATCTGCTTCGGCCTTTGCAGCTTCACGTTCTTCCTTGCGCAACAGGCGATCATACAGGTGTGGGCTGAACAACGCGCCTTCATCATCCCGCGCCAGAAAGCCGCGCTGGATGAGCTGCGGTAGCACGCGGGCCAGCACATCTTGATGCAGCCACGCCTGCACGGCAATTTCCGCATCGGTCAGCACATACTGGCCAGAACGAAACACGCAAGAACGTGCCTCTTTCAGCGCATCACGCAGGTTTTCGAACACGCCGCGATATTCGGAAGGCATGGAGCGCACCATCTTGAGCGATGGCAGATCATCCCGCGCAAAGTCCTGAATATGTGGGCGGATCAGGTCAGCCATCAGCTTGGCCCTCCCCTTTTACAGAATACGGCTTGCCCAGCTGCTGGATGGTATGAATACGGGCCAGCGCCCGCTCCAGCACATGCTTGGTTTTTGCCATTTTGGGTGCAATTTCGTTGGCTTCTTGGGGGTCAATCACACCGTCTTCCAGAATGCGGATAGCGGTAGAGACCATCTCTCCCGAAGCCATGCTGTATTCGCTCATATCCCGGCCAAAATCACCGGGGCCAACGTGCATGGGCAGCACAACATAGCCTAGCGCGTGCGCCATTTCTGAAAGCAGAATGGGCTGCTCGGCGCATCTATCCAGATCTATGGCAATATCCAGCGGAATAACGGTTGGCTGATGCCTGCTGGCATAGGCCTCTAGTTGAGATTTCTGCACGCGCGTAAAACCAGCCGCAGCACGAAAATCCCCAACAGCTTCAACCGCACGTTTTGTGGCGGTTTTGATAGACGCCAGAAAGCGATAGGAAAACGGTATCATGCCGCAGCCCCGTCATTCATTTTGCGTTCAAAATCAAAGCTGTAGGAATCGGGCGGCACGTTGCCATGCCGCCCGCCATCATCCATTGTTCGCTGGGCAAAAAACCGAACCAAGGATGAATTCAATGTCTGTCGTAACCATTGCTTCCTGCCAAAACTGCGGAGCAAAGGCCATTGTAACAAGCACGAAGACTGCAACGGGCTGGAAGCACGATACAAACTACGATCCCAAGGCCAGCTTAATATGTTCAATCTGGCACAAGAATCATCCTGATGATCAGCAAAACCCTCTTGGGCGCGGCAGCACGTGTCAGCACCTCCAAGAAGCAAAGCAAGCTGCGATACGCGAAAACACAGGGCAGTAAAGCTTTGGGAAGCCATAGCGGCATACATGCCGGATAAAGTCCCGCAATCGTGGGTAATACAGGTAATCAATAACTGTATTGAATTGCGCATCTGTTGTGCTGCGTTCGACAAGTTCTGCATCAAGCAACGTACGCTCATGCGGCTGCATCCTTATTCCGTACCATGGCTGAAAAGGAGCTAGTCGCATGGGCTATCTTTCTATCTTGAAATGCTGAGTGATCAGATCCACCGGACACCATCCGTGTGACGGTGTCCGGTGTGTGCGGCATTGTCGCATCATAGGAATCAGTCATGCCGCAACTCCAGAAGTTACATTTTTCAGGAAATCAGGGGTGCAGGCACTGGCATTGCTGCCAGCGCCTACTTCGTTCACTATCTTTTCGCCAAAAATAGAAAGGAACGAATTCTTGGTTGAAACATCATCCCTTGAAGGGCGTATTTCTACGTTAGAAACCAATCTTGCGAAGCTTCTTGAAGATTTAGATCTAGGAGGAAAGCATTCCTTTAAGGAGGATGCCGAAGAAATCGCATCAACAATTCTGGATGCTAAAGACTCCGCAAAAGCAGCTGAGCAAGACACACGGCGCATAAAAAGCGCAATAGAGGTGCATCGTTTTATTTTAGTTAGTCTTCTGAAACATTTAGATGCCAGTGCTGTTTCCAATATTTTGAAAGAAACAGCAGCGTACGCCAGTAGCTTTCCGGCAGATCCCCAAAACCCCAATACATTGAGAGCAGGCAGCAGATTATCTGGCCTTGAACTACGTGCATTTAACAAGGAACTGGAGGCCATAAACGCACTGCTAAAGCACTGATTTCCAATTAACAGATGAAAGACTGGGATTACGTCATGAACTTTCATCATGCCGCAACTCCAGTGCTTTCATGCTTTAGAAAGATGTCAGGTCGGAGTTCTTCACGAGGAATGCCGAATGCCGCCTCAATGATTGGGCAATATTGTGGAGGCACAACATCCCATTGGGCAACGGCTCCGCGCGTAATACCCAATTCGGCTGCGATCTTCGCAGATAGGCCTCTGCGTGACCGTATCAATTCCATTCCGGTGACATCGCTCATATACAACGCTTAGCGTTACTGAGCGAATAAGGCAAGGAATTTTGCTTAGTGCTGATAAGCACCCATTAAGGCAGTATCGACACATGGAATTGAAAGACCTGATACGCACTGCCCGCAAAGCAAAGGGGCTATCACAGGCTGCCTTGGCTGACCTGATACACGTCAATAAAAGTGCGGTTGCACAATGGGAATTAGGGTCTACACGCCCAACAAATGAGAGCATGGCAGCCCTAAAGTCTGTTCTTTCTATAGGTGAGCAAATCTCTCCAGTCGGGTCGGCTCCATACGCTGGTGAGATCGTTGAAGACCCTGACGAACTCGCCCTCCTCCGCTTCTGGAGATCTCTGTCTATCGAGAAACGTCGGGCAGTTGTCGAGCTTCTGCATATTGGCAGACCTTCTGACTACTGATTTTCGCTTCTTTCCAGACATCACTCTAAAATCTAAATTAAGTTCACATTATGTTCTTATTGACACCCATGTCAGGGCTTAGTCAATGACTTTTACGCACTAAGAATTTTGCTTAGCGCTGCTAATTTTTTCCCTTGACTGCTTAGTATAGCTAAGCGTAACCATTTCCCATCACAACCCGTGGTGGAGAAAAACCGTGTCGAATACACGATACAAAATTGAAGAAGTCGATGGCGGCTTTGTGCTGGTAGAAGAACGCACAGGGCCATTCCCCAAAGAAATCCGTGTGCCCTATTCCATCACGCAGGAAGCAGAAAGCGGAACAGACGCCGCATCCCGTAATGGTGATGCGCTCAGGGATCAGCGCAAGCGGGCAGCGCTCAGTTTAGCGCGGTATGCCGCATCATTTTTTATCGAAAAAGATCCAGATGCCCACCACCTGCTCCGTATCCGTGACCGTGTAGAAGCACTGGTAACAGCTTCCATTGCGGAATTGCGCAAGAATGCAGCAATCCCTGACACACAGGGAGTAGCTACAGAAGAGGAAGAGCCCTCTAACAAGGAACTTCTGATCGCAATGCGCAGACAAGAAGCCCTTATCAGAGGGAAAGCCTAAATTACTCTGCAGAAAAAGTTCCATCTCTGAACTTAGCACGCAGCCCCTCAAGAACTTCTCCATAACTTTGAAGAACTTCTTCAAGACTATTATGGCGGTTTCTTGCTTCTGCTGTGCGCTTTGCAAATTCTTGAGCTGGAATTTCCAGATTGCATGCAATTTCGGCAACCTCTTTTTCTACAGCCGTCATTGCCTTGTTCTTGTGGTAACTGCGCGTTAATGCACCCGCTGCCTGAATAAGAGCGCAATCTACTTCTTTAGAGATTTGTTTTGTCACCGTTTTTCCTTTCTTGGGTCTGTTGGCGCGCCAAGAATGGAAAAAGTTGGGGGAGTCTGGCAACAGGCTTCCCCTTCAAAGAGAAGCAAGATGGTTCATCAGCCTAATCGGACGGAACGGTATCAGTTCTCAGTAGATGAGAGCCGGAATATCGAACGCATTATCAAGCGCGTAATTGAGAGTTCCAAGCCTACCAGTCTGGCCTCCAAAAATAACATTTACGACAAAACAAGGCAGCTGCTGCGCGTATGTCATGCCCGTGTCTGCCCGCTGGATCTGGCTACCATGGTGCAAGCAGATATCCGGCTGGTGCTGGAAGATCTGGGCACGCTCAGGCGCAACCTGAATATAAAAACCGCGCATATGGATTACGGCACGCGGCTGCACTTTGCGCTTAACGTGGTGTACCGCCGCTGGGAGCAGGCAGCATGAACGCCATTCCCTGCCCTGCGCCTCTCAGCTCATTCAAAACAGCACAATCAATACATCGCCGCGCTGCGCTTATCCGCGTGCAGGCTGATGCCCTGATGTCTCATTCCATCGTGCTGGAAACCTATCACCGCACATGTAAGGCCAGTGAAAACCATTATGGCGCGGAATCATGGCGCAAGCTTGCGCACCATGCCCGTGAAGAAGCCGAGCTTCTCTATACCCGCGCCAATATCCTCGAAAGCTATATCAAATGAACAATCATGCCTTTCAGGCTGCCCGCACGCAGCTAGAGCAGCTCATCCACCGCAATGTGGACAGCAAAGAAAAGCAGGAAATGCTTTCCCTGGTCAAAAACATGTCCGCCGCAATGGAAGCCGAGCAGGACATTGCAGATACCGCCCTGCGCATAGGCTACGCCAAGCGCCGAACCCCTATGGCACGGATTCAGGACTTCATTCTGGGTGAAGTGAGGGCAGCATAATGATCGACAAAAAAGAACAGGCGCTCCACGAGTTGGACAAAACTTATGCGGAATTCAAGGCGCATATCCAATCTGCCCCACAAGATGCCAATTTCAGTCTGGCAGCAGTAATGAATGTAATAGAGAATGAGGGATACCGTCCCGCCATATCTGCAAGCAGAAATAATCCGGGCGATATTGTTTTAGCTGCGGCAACTATATTTGGCTTTACTTCTTGTTTCGCTCCAACATTCAAAAATACGGAAGATTTCGTTGAAACTGTGAATGCAGGCATCCAATGCGGACAAGGCGAATTTCCTAAAGAAGCAGCACCATGCTCAACCACCAAGCATTAACCCGCAAACAGGCTGTGGCGCTTTCCATATTGGCTGCGCAGCCGGATGGATACCTCACCCATAGCAAAACAGTGGCATCAGCATCTGCTCAACTTGCAGCCAGAAAACTGGTGCGGCGCATCAGAATAGACGGATTTTGGTACTGTGCCCTTACAGAAACGGCACGGCAGGAATATCCAATTATCCGCCGTGAGGTCAGAAAATGTTTGGCAGCGTAGGAAACATCAATGCGCAACCCTGCACCCTCTCAGCGCCTCACCATGTTGTGGATTGTGCTGTCAGTTATCGGCATATGCGGAAACACGTTCCTACTTCTGCACAGATAGATCTGGAGCAGCTTCTAGGCACCTACGCACCACCACCACAGGTGGAAGCGCCAAAGCGTATCCGTAACGATAAACGCTTGGGTTTTCGCATCCGCCAGCGCCGCCACGAACTGCGCATGAGCCTAGAACAGCTAGGCCACGCCATAGGCTGCACCTACCAGCAGATGCAGAAGTATGAAACCGGCAAGAACGCCATAAAGGCAACGCTCCTGCCCACATTCGCCACCGCACTGGACGTGCCGCTGACATGGTTTTTTGAAGGATTGGAAGCATGATGAGAGGGATCATTGCAGCACCTACCCGCCGTATTCTCAACATGAAGGAAGCGGCTTCATACATGGGTATGTCTGTAACCACATTCAGGGAGCAAGTAGCGCCGCAAGTAAAAGGTGTAAGGGTGCTGCCGAAGCGCATTAGCTACGATGTAGAGGAATTAAACAGTTTTATTGATCGTATGTCAGGGAAATCAACGGATTCTCACGAACAGAATTTCTGGGATAAATTCAGGTGACAATCATACGCCTGAAATACGTTCACAAGTTCCCCGGCCGCAATGGGAAGACTCGTTATTATCTCAGAAAGCCGGGGCATAAGCAGGCTAAGCTGCCAGATCCATCCAGCCCAGATTTCTATGCCGAATATCTGCGTCTCCTGAATGGGGACGCCCCAAAGATAGAAGTGCAGAAGTCTAAAACGATTGAAGGCAGCTTGCTTGACCTTATCGTGCAGTGGAAAACATCCCACAAATATAAAACCATCAAACAGAGCACGAAACAGGTATATGATAGGCTTCTGAACAGAATAGCTGCAATGGATTGCGCTCAAGGCGCGGTCAAGCATATGGCTCCGCAAAATATTCGCTTCATCATGCGCCAATATGAAGAGGCAGGCCCCACAACAGCTAACCGCATATTAAGCATTCTCAGCATGATGCTGGACTACGCCATAGATATTGGCTGGCGTGATGATAACCCTGCCGTGGGTATTAAACGCCTGCAAATAAAATCCAAGGGCCTGCATTCTTGGTCTGATGCAGAGATTGAGAAATATCAGTCGCATTGGCCTACAGGCACAAAGCAGCGTCTGGCATTTGCTTTATTATTATATACCGGCCAGCGTAGAAGTGATGTTGTGCGCATGCGCCCAGAGGATGTGTCTGGCGGAAGCATTAAGGTCACGCAGCAGAAAACTGGTGCAAAGCTGGACATCCCTATTCATCCGAAACTTCAGGCAGAACTGAATGCTTGGCAGGATGTAGGTGCAGGAACATTCCTTGCCACAGAGTATGGCAAGCCGTTTTCTGTGAACGGATTTTATAACAATTTTTCGGAATGGTGTCAGGAAGCCGGATTGCCCAAAGGGTGCAGCCCACACGGGTTACGCAAAGCAGCAGCTAGACTGCTTGCAGAAGCTGGCTGCACCACGCACCAGATCGCATCCATCACAGGGCATAAGACTCTATCAGAGGTGGAAAGATATACCCGTGCTGTGGAGCAGAAACGCCTAGCTCAAGAGGCCATGATCAAGATTGAATAA